CCGTACTTGCCGCCCACCCGCGTTTCCCGCAGCAGGAAGAATGGCAGTATCCCAACCAACCAGTCGCCCAGGTTGGCTGAGTCTTGAAACTCACCGTTGCACCACAGCCCGTTGGCTTCGACGAAAGCAGCTGCGGCAGCCATGCTGCTGAGGTCAATCATGGCGGACGGCACCCGGCTGCTTCTCTGCCAAGACCACAGCACCAGGTCCGCGATGTTGTCGGATGCCCCGACGACTCCATCAAGCAGCCGGCCGCGCTCGATGATCAGCCCGTCTCTTACGAAAACATTCCAGCCTGTGCGCCAGTCGTCCGAGCCGCCCGGGAACGTGGCTCCGGCCTCGAAGGTGACTAGTCCGGCATAGCCGCCGCCGCCGCCCGTGAAGGTCGGGAAGGTTGGCACGGTGTAACCACTTTGAGCTGTTGCGGTGTTGCCTGGGGCCCAGGTGCCGGCCCGCTTGGATGTGTTCTGGCTGAAGGTTCCGATGCGACATTCCCCGCACCGAACGTCCCGCACCTGCACGGAACCCATGGGTGCCTCGCCCAGCACCATGTGGTAACGGCTGGTAATGGTCGTGCTGGTGTTGCTGAAGCTCGCTTCGGTGGCCTTCGGGAAGGTCAGCACCCCGCCCACCGTGCCACGCCGCCGGGCGAAGATCACGGGGATCGGCTCGCCAATCGCCATGGCCGCCTGGGCTACTTGCAGCGGTGAGTTGCCAGCGGCAGCAGCTTCCTGTGCTGGCGGAGGGAGTTGACCAGATTGGACCTCCCTGGCGGCCGGGGCTCGTATAAACGTGACGCTTGCGCGCCCCTGCGCTTGGGCGGACGTGTCCGACCACTGCCCCGGGCGGCGACTTCCGTCCGGGTTGAAGTTCAGCAACGCATAGCGGAGAGCGGATGTCATAGCCGGCAGGGCACTCCTATCAGTTCAGTGGTTGCCGACCGCGGCGGGAACTGCGCCCCGATTGGAGACAGCGCCGACCCCAGCTGAATGATGCGGCTGGTGAGGGTGCGGCTGCCGCCGATGCACTCGCCGATGGTGGCCGCTGCGATGTTTACGGAGGCTGGCGGCCCGGCATCCCCGGCCTCTTCGTTGAACTCGATCACCGTGATCGAAAACAGCCAGCGCTGGGCCATGGCACGCTCAACCAGTGCGTGGTTGGCCTGGGTGCCAGGCAGGGTGATAGTGGCCTGATCGCCGGAGCTTGATTGGCCGGAGGTCACACCGGACCAGCTCAGCTGCTGGTAATCCCAAGACAGCCCGCCAAACGTCACCACCTGATTGACCCACTGGCTTTGCCACCTGGCAAAGGAAGTCCCGCCGCCATCGCCGATTTGGATGAGTGCGGCTTGTGCGCGTGCCATCACGCCCCCCGCATCGCCACGCGCCCTGCCGGGCTGCGCAGCTGGCCCATGATCCCGGCCGCCGTGGCAGCCATGGCCTGCTCAAGGTCGCCCATGGAAACCCATTGGCTGCCGTCGGGCAGCTGCAGCACTTCGCCGGTCTTGATCGTGATGTTGGGCACGCCGCCGCCGGCTCCGGTCCGCGCGTGATCGATCACGGTTTCCCGGGGGTGCAGCATTGCCATGAAGCCGCCGCGGCCGTCGAGGCCGCCGCTGCGTGGGGCGTCGCCGGTGTACCCGCCGCCTGCGAAGCTGGGGACCGACACCGCGCCAAAGGTGGGCAGCTGGGGCAGCCGCAGCCGGCCGGCCACGCCGTTCACCGCGACAATCATCTGATTGATGGCTCCCAGGAAGCCATTGATCACGTTCGCGCCGAACTGGAGCACACTGCGCAGCACGCCCTTGATGGCGCCAGCAGCGGCCTCGAAGGGCCGGACCAGGCCACCGGCGACGTTGCCGATCGCCGACTGCAGCCAGCTCCAGGTTGCGCCGATGCCGTCGCGGATCGTCTTGTTCACCGCGTCCACAGCTCCGTAGATGGTCTTGCCGATGGCGGCGACCACTTTGCCAATGTCGTCGCGGAAGGCGTAGATCAGCACGCCCACAGCCACCAGCGCCGCGCCGATCAACAGCGGCCAGCCCACGATCGTGGCGGCAAACGTGGCCAGTGCCGTGGTCAGCGGCCCGAGCGCACCAAGCCAACCGGCGATGGTGGCGCCGATCGCCAGACCTTGGAACGCACCCAGCACCGTGATCACGCTGGCGACGATGGGAGCCAGCACCGTGAAGCTCACCGCCAGCAGCGCCAGGCCGCCTGCGATGGCCTGGATCGGCCCGGGCAGGCTGGTGAAGCCATCGACCACCGCCGTGAGAACGGTGGTCACGGCATCGAGCGCCGGCAGCAGCGCCACGGTGATGCCAGCCGCCAGGCCGCCGACCTTGCCGCCCAAGGTCGCCAGCTTGTCGTTGTACTCGTCGGCTTTCTTGGCAAAGGCGCCGGTCATCTTCACGCTCAGCGCTTCGATGGCCGTGCCGCCTTCATTCAGCATCGGGATCATGTTGGCTCCGGCCTTGCCGAATAGATCCAGCGCTGTGGCGGTCTTCTCAACGCCATCAGGCATGGCCTTGAAAGCGTTGGCCACCTCAAGCGTGATCTGATCAGCGGTCTTGAGATTGCCAGCGGCATCCTTGGCGCTGATGCCCAGTCGCTCCAGGGCAGGACCCACCCTGTCGCCCTTGCCGCCGATGTTGAACAGGCCTTTGCTCAGCTTGACCAGGCTGCCGGCTACGGCGTCAATATCGGTGCCGCTGGTGGCCGCTGCCTTCTTGAACTTCGCCAGGGCCTCGACGCTTACGCCCGTCCGCTGGCTGAGATCGTTGAACTTGTCGCCGGCTTCGATGGTCTTTCCCACCAATGCCGCCAGGCCGCCCACGGTGGCCACCGGCGCCAGGGCGCCCAGCGCACCACCCAGCGGGCCAATCCTGCTGGTCAGCGTCTGCGCAGCGCCTTCCACCTGCTTGAACTTGCTCTGCAGCGCTGTGACCTGCTCGGCGCCGGTGACGCGGGTGGCGATCCTGAGCAGCGCGTCCATGTTGGCGGCCATCAGCGCTTCGCCCCCTGGATCAGGATCTCGGCTTCGATCACCTGCACGTCTTCCACGACCTGGCTCAGGTTGTCGATCTGGTACAGGCTACCCATGGCGAGCACGGCGGCATAGTCCAGCCCGGCGCGGCCATTCATGCCGATGCGCCATTGCGTCTGGCAGCGGATGAACAGGCGGACCGCCTCCCAGTTCTCCGGCCACACCTCGAAGTGTTCAGGCTCGGTCAGCTCTTGCGGCAGCTCGAGGCCCCACGCCGCCGCCGATTCCTGGAGCTCGTCAGTGCTGCCAGCGCCGCTCAGCCAATGCCGCGCGGCGCCTTGGAGTTTCCCCGCTTGGCTCCTTCCAGGCTCTCGCCCCAGGCCCGTGCCACAGCAGCGGCCACCCCCTGGATTCGCAGGAACCTGTCGGCCGCGGCTGCGCTGAACTTAATCGGCTCGCCGTCGTCGTCGGTGACGCCGGACCAGCCCACCAGCACCTCAGCCGCAATGGCCCGGGAGGTGATGCCTTCCAGCGCCGGATCATCCTCACCGCGCTTCAGCAGGCCTTCGCGCCTGGCTGACGACACCAGCAGGTAGTCGATGCGCTCCTGGTCCAGAAAGGCAAAGTCAGCGGTGAAGCTGTAGCGGGTGCCGGCTAGGTCGCCGGATACGGGCCAGGGGTAGCTGCTGGCCGTTGAGAGCTTGAAGCCCATGTGATGCCGTGGTGATGATGGTTCAGAGTTGCCAGCCTGAGCCGCTGGGCTCAGGTGAAGGCCAGGCTCAGCTCGTCGCTGCTGCCGGCGGTGTGGAGCGCCACGAAAGGGATCTCCAGGCCAGCGATGCCGCGGATGTCGGCGGGCTGAGGCGGGCCGAAGTTCACGGTCGGCAGGCTCACCGCCAAGCGGTTTCCGGCGACGGTGCCATGGGTGAAGCTGATGCCGCCGGTGGTGCCGGCGATGGCCTGGGCAAAGAAATCTTTGGTCGCCAGCAGGTCAGGCCGCTCGATGGTGATGCTTCCTTCCACCATGCGGTCGGTGATGCGCACCTGTTTGGTGCAGCCGGCGTGGTCGAAGAACTCGACCTGATTGCCCAACGACAGGTTGAACGCCGACACACAAGCCGACAGGCCAGCCACCGTCACCGTGGCGGTGTTGGTGGAATCGAACGCCACCGGGGCGGCCTGGTTGGTGTAGGTCGGGCTGGGGAAGGCCACATCCGTGGGGG